TTTCCTTCTGAGATCACGCTGGGCTTCTCTTGGAAACCTACTTGGTCCGGTGGTCCGAATACGCGTAAGACGCCATTTCAGACTACCGTGAATGTGTTACGGCATGACCTCAACCATTGGAGGTGGGACTTAACGCGTCGGCTTTCGCCGGTGCTGGAAAAGAAGAGAGCGAGTTTTTATCATTTGATATCTACTCAGCTCTATCCCTTCCGCATAGTCCAACTTCCTCTGGAAGATAAGTCACCTTGCGAGGGGGCTAGCTTTCTTGGGCTAGTTTCTGAACTGGGAGTGCCGATTGAAGGGAGATGGGGTACTTTAGGGAAGAAGTTGGAAGGAGGTGGTAAGGTCAGGGTATTTGCTATGCTGGATTCAATCCGGCAAGCTTTACTGAGACCTATCCATAATTGGTTGATGAGCGTTTTACGCATCATTCCCAATGATGGCACCTACAACCAGTTGGGCCCACTGTATAAGCTGCGAGATAAGAATATTAAACGAATGTTTAGTTTCGATCTCACTGCTGCTACAGATAGGTTTCCAATATTCTTGCAGAGCCGTGTCTTGCAAGGATTCTTCGGACCCCGGATCACTTTGATCTGGGAGTACCTTATGGAGCTTCCTTTTGATGTACCATTCGTCAAGAAGAAACTCCAGGTGATGTTCGAGATTGGTCAGCCTTTAGGGGCTTATTCATCTTGGGCAGCATTCTCCTTAACACACCATGCATTTGTACAATATTGCGCACAGAAAGCAGGGTTATCGAATTCCGTGTGGTTTCGAGACTATGCAATCTTGGGCGATGATGTTATCATCGCTCACGAGAGAACGGCTCGAATCTACAAGGAGTTGATGTTGGTCCAAGGAGTGCGCATATCGGCTCACAAGACTATTGTTTCTAACAATGGCTCTTGCGAGTTCGCTAAGCGTTTCCTTTGGAAGGGAGTGGATGTAAGTCCTATCTCTTTCAAGGAGGTCTATGCGATTCGTCGCTCGACCTGTTCTTCCTTGGTCACTCGACTTCAAACCTTCCGTGAGGTCCTCCGAAAGGAGCCTTACAGATGGTTTGGAGCGGGGCATAGGATTATGCCTTCTCATATGCACCCTCTTAAAGGGCGTTGGAAAAGGTTTCATCTTATGCTCACTTCTCCTAGCGGTCCCTTTCCCCTACCATTTTATTGGTGGTGTTCGCAGTACACCAAGGCCCCTTTGGGTCCACCGGTGTCTGCACAAGTTCATTGTGAACTAATGGATAAATGGCAATTTTGCTTCGAGCCAGAGGGGATACCCTCTGAACTCGATAGTGATATCGTCGAGGAAGTGCTGATGGGTCGACCTTGGATAACATCCTGGTTGTCCACTAGCACTCCGTTTCTATTAGCTCTAATGGGAGAGGATCCGATAACGGCATGGTTCCATCGTCCTACCGTTCCCTCTACTGCTGAGCGTCCTAGGGTCGAAAGATCCCTACGGATGGGCAAAGTGTATTGGATTTACGATAGGATGGTGATCGTGTCTAGACGACCACCCCTGAAGAGTCTGGGGTCTTAACTACCCCCAGGCTTAATCAGAATATCCCCAAGATAAGTCTTTATGCGTATCTGAGCGCTATCGGTCCGGCAATGGGCCCAGAAATGGGTCTCCCCGCCGGGTAGCCGAGAGGGAGTTGAGGTTTGTTTCCTCGACTCCCTCACGGGGGG